AGTATTTGATCGTATGATCTATACCTTGTGAATCTGGGACTGTATAGCCTGCTCCACCATTAGCATTTCCAACAGTTTGAATTCCCGCAGCCTTTACTTCCCAAATCTTTTCCGCTATTTCCTGATCGTCGCCACCCTCTACAATAGCTTCAAAACTATGTGGGAGGCGTCCAGCACCGTCTACACTGTCAGTATCATTTTCAAAAACTGTACAGTCAACAACACCAGCAATATCATTAAGGATTCGCGCTTGTATAGTCTCAACAGTTGCGGACCCGCGCGACTGCAAACTTGCTTCTCTACGTGCGCGAGCTTCGCCATCTGTTTCAAGGTCTGTACCTAAAGTGGCATCCTGTAAATTCTCTACACGATCCCAACCGGATACAGGAGTTTGAATTATATTAAGAGCTCCTTCAGTGTACACAAGTAAACCATCTACGGGCCCGGGAGCTGCGATTGGTCCGGTAAGATCAGCTCTGAATGTTACGGGGGATCCAAATTCAGTTAATGATAATGAACCCGCGACCAATATAATTGGATAGCCAATTTCATTTTCATTATCAGTAAGACGGAAAGTCCCATCCAGGTTATCCTTCGCAACCATAGCAGTAGAACCTGTCAAGGCGTCGTTGATAATCGAAACGAGATCGGTTGCAATAGCTATTTCGTCTCCAGCACTATTGGATGTGAAGTCCTCTCCATTGATCTTAACTGTATACGCTGGATCACCATCAGCAGTTACTTCGATCGTGCATCTTAAAATATTAGCTTGATCAATTGTGACTGCCGCTGCGGTACTAAATATATTTTCCGTATTTTCAACTTTTGCAGTAGAGCCTAAAGGAATAGAAGTTCCTTGTGTCCCGAAGCAGCAAGCGACAACAGACGAGTTCGATGCAGCTCGTCGCGTTAATCCTACAAGCTGGAGGATATTATCCATTGACAAATCTGTTGCGAACTTTGTCTGGCTGTTGTAAAGTAACTCCACCAGCTCCCACACATCAGCAGTTTCCTTGGCGAATGGACCTATCAGCCCTCCAAACGTGGAACCCTCGTCGGTGCGAGGCGTGCCAAATATTGTGGCAAGTGCATCTTGAAGACTACTCTTGATTTCCTGTAGTGTCTTCTTCACAAAACCAGTAGGGGTAATTCCATAGTCAGCCATTATTATACTCCAAGGTTGAGATCGTTTATCGATAGCGGCCCGTAAATCGTATCAACAGTGAACGATACACTGGCGGATCTTTGTCGCGCATCGTACGTGAAATCAAATTCCAATAGTTGATTGACTTCATCCGTTTCTAATATAATAGCTTTAATGAGAATCTCAACTCTGGGCAAGTTAGGATTCTTAACAAGTATATCCTCAAAGTACCGCAAGCCTGATGACGTGTTAAGAAACCATTCTCCAAAGAATGTCCAAAGGCGAATCTTTAAATTTTGAACAAGTGCATCTGCACCGTCAACCAGGACAAGGTCGTTATCCACAGTGAAGAGATCATGTGAAACTGGATCAAGTTTAATATCAATCATTCTGCACTCACCTTGCTTGTTAATTCGGTCGGCATAGGAATAGGTGTTGGTGGACTAACTGGCCCGACTGGTGCTGTAGGATGAACGTGCATTTTGAAAACCAGGTTGACAAAATCCTCAGTCGCCAATTTTTGGTGCATCACACCATCGCCCAGGTTAATTTCACCCGATTTAATATTTACGGCTCCATTAGATTCTACTTCAATATCACCACCCGCCTTGATCGTGATTTTAGAATCACCATTCTGAATCTGTAAATCGTTCGCATTGGGAGCAGGGGACGCAACAGTCGAAGGGTAGAGTCCCGGAATTGCTATAGCATCGGACAAGTCAAATACCCTCTCACTCTGCTGCTCAATTATTCCTCCACGCTGTAACCAATCACCAATAGCACGTTCTGAAAATAACAGCATCACATAGTCACCCTTCTTTACAGGAAGGATCAAGCTCGCTGAACTCGTACGAGGCATTACCACGGGGACGCTGGTGCAAACAGGAAATTCCAGGCTCTCACTGCCATCTTTGAACTTACGCTTGAGCAATGGCTTCACATCCGCCAGTTGTGTTTCATGGTCGTAAGTTTCAATCCTACCGGGTAGACATACATGCACATCTTCCAATACGGAGTGTATTGCACGTTTTAAGGCAGACGATAGAGTCATTCCTGTTTGATTCACTTTGCCTCCACTACGTCAAGCTCAGTAATAAAATCTCCTCCAGCAGTGTCGCCTTTGTGCTCTACATTTTCTATAATGAAAACGCTTCCTCTTGGTATATCACTGCTTTCGATGGATACAGGACTCCCGGGCTCTGCTGTAGGCTGCAATAATGACTTGACCACCCACCCTGGACGATCAGTCGCGCGTCCTGCTTGAACGGACTTCTTTATCACATCAACCTTTTTTACCGGGCTACCAATCAATCCTGACGTCGGCGAAATATGAAGCACACGTGCGCTGTCCTGTCCATCCTTTTCAATCAATTTAATAGTTTGATCCTGCACAGACCACTCGAGTCCAAGGTCAAGTGTAATCTTATCCAACATATCTTTCCCGAATCCAACTCCTTGGAATCCTTTATTTATCTTCACGTCGGGGATTGCAAGAACAGAACGAATATTTTTAGCCAGCGGAAACTTCTTGACAAGGTCGTTCAATATAGATAATAGACTTGTTCCCTCTTTATAGGATATTGCTAACTTCACTGACTGCATAGCATTCACACCATCGTCGGATTCAATTACTGATACAACATCGGGCATCTGTTTCAGATGATTTACATTCGTGATATCGCCTCTAAAGATAATTGACTCCCCTTGATCCTGCGTGTAGCCTGCACGGACGACCACTACATCGTTGGTAGAATTTATCTTACTCCGTGAAGTAGGTGCCAAGTTATAAATTTCAAGCTTGCATGTATTCGTTGCTTTCTGGTTGTGCTGTCTTGTCTTCTTAACATTGAAGACAATCCGTAGCCCACGGATTCCCAACCCTTCCTCATTGTTGGGGGCCCCAATTAATACAGAAGCGGTACGATTAAAAAGCGGCAACTTCTGCCTCCGTCAAATAAAGTAGGAAAACCGTAACACCTAATTCACCATCAAGTATATCTGTCAAATCACCGTTTTCCCGAATCAGAATAAGGTCGCCCGGGGGCAAGGTCCTTCCCGGGTATTGCTTAATCAATCCAATACCCAAACATAATGGCACACCGGAAATCAATGTGTTATTGTCACGATCCACAATTGTCATTGAGTAGAATTGCCCTCTGTAATTGAAATCAAACTTAAATCGGTAGGGCACACCTTCCAACTCAATTTCTTGTGTGTACCGAGGATAGTCTGTTAAGGGTATTCGTCTCATTATTATTTACCTAAGGTTAGATTATATAGTATTGTCGCTGCATCGCTTTGCTCTGGACTTGCTGTTGTCGTACTGACATTTCCTTTATCCGCTTCACTGGCTGCCTGTTTATCTGTTCCATTAATTACCTGTAACTCATCAATTTGAATTGTTTCGGAACGTGCAAAGGAAACCTTCACAAAGTCGGCAGTGAACCAGAGCGCCTGCCCATTCGTTTTATCCCGCGGTATTAACAATCGGGTCAACGCCATATCCGTATACGTCATGAGTCCTGTAATGATAGTGACAATTTCCTTTTCGTCTCTGATACGCTTTAAAGATTCGAATGCAACAGAAGCACGATCGGAGCGGGTACCTGCACGCGCAACCGACGAGTCACTCACTTCCCGCACCGGTGAATTGGTTATGAATCCCTCAATAGTAACTCTACTTGGCTTCGTAAATATGTGATCAGTAATAGTACCACCTGTTTCAATAGGATACTCTGTAACTTCGTTTTCCATCTGGTGAGACTCACGGATGGACACGTCAAGCTCAATTTCTTCGATCTTGACCTTTACAGGATTCACAGCTACTATTGATAGTTCCGACATAATAAAATTCCTTTATGGAAATACAACCGCTGCACCTCTAAGATGACGTTCCCATGATTCGTTTACCGCTGCCTCTGCTGTTTTGCGTAATGCTTCTTTCTGTGATTCCTCTGTACCTGGAGGAACCTGCGTGACTATAGTGCTCTGTACGTTTACGGATTTGGTTGTGTTTCCCCCAGAGGAAGGCACAATCGATCCTAAGTTGAATCCGGGTATTGCAGCACCAAGCCCCGACATGTTTAACCGTCCAGACTGTGCAAGTCCTGTCAGTGTACCCAGGTTCGAACCAACACCTTCAGCAAGATTGATCGCTCCTCCAGCAAGCTTGGCGCTCATACGTGCAGCAAATAAAAATGGCTTGAGCATAGCGGCAAGCGGGGGAGCAACCTTTTGAAGCCAAGCATCTATATCAGCAAAGAAAATATCAAAGGTCTTTCCAAGTAGCTTAATGGATTCTATAAGGTCAAAGTCTTTGAAAGGCCCAAATATTTCGCCAAATACAGATTGCTTTCCTTCAATCCACCCTGCAATGTCATCAATCAAAATCCAGAATATTGCAAGCACGGCAATCGTTCCAAGTATAAGTGGAATCCAAGGAGCAATCGCAATCCAGGTTGCTGCTCCGAACTTTCCAAGTGCTGCGACAAGCTTGACACCAAACATCAACTCGATACCTTTTAGAAGAATAAAAAGGCTCAGGAGCCCTTGGGAAATTCCTCCTATAGCAACTAAAAGCGGACCAATCAAAGAGAGAAACGCGAGGATACTGATAACAACTTTACGCCATCCTGGTGACAGCCTTTCAATCCACAGTGTAAGCAGCTCTACATGGTTGATCAGCCAAACTGTGAATTGCTTAATAGGAAGATTTTGAATCAGGAGCTCACCAAAGCGTATGCGAAATTTAAACACAGCATCGCCCAAATTGCTAAAGAGTTGATTGAGTGTTCCAACTTGAGCAGACATACCCCGATAAAATTGGCCACCCTCTCCCGTCGCACGCTCCAAAGCCTGGACCAGTAATTCGAAACTGATCTTACTGGCAGATATATCTTTGGAAATTTCTGCCGTAGTCTTACCAGTCACATCCGCCAAAAGAGGTATTATAGCCACTCCTGCGTTGGTAAACTGCCTTACTTCCTCGCCAGTCAACTTCGCACGGTTCTTGACATCAATCAACGCTCGTGACATTTGTGGAAGTTTATCCATCCCAACGAGTGAAGCAATGTCGCCAAGCATTGACATCGTTGGAATTATTTTGTCACCTTCGATACGTGCAGCAAGTAAAAACTTGGCATACTGCGATAACTGTTCAAACTCGAATGGAGTTTCTGCCGCAAAGGTTAAGAGATCCTGAGTGAACTTGGTAGCCTTTTCAGCACTCCCCAACAGGGTCGTATACCCGATTTGAAGCTGCTCCATATCGCCAGCAGCTTTTACTGAGAATGCGGAAAGACCTACAATCGGAAGAGTCAGTGCAGCGGATAGCACCAGACCAGTTCGTGTTACCTGTCGAGCTACATTCTGTAAGTTTCCAACGAGCTCCTGAGTGAGCTGCTTAGCTGCACCAATATCCTCGTTGTATTTTCTTATCTTAGCTTCATCAACATTGAAACCAAGTTTGGTGATTAGCTCTCTTACGATCATAGTAAACCAAGCTCCTGAGGATTACCGTTTAACCGTACGACCAAAAATATCATAGCCTTTTCCATCTTGCGAACTTTTTCATTGGTTGGACAATTTGCAACATGCTCGTCAATTGCATACTTCACAGATTCTTTGGCAATTGTTTTCAAAGCATTACGGGTACTGATTGTGGTGACAAAAAATGTCACCAAAGATCCGACGACGAAGTATGTGATCGCTGTAAATAGTGGATTCATTTTTTAGTATACTCCTGTTGTGTAAATTCATTCATATCCAGAATAGCAACAGCTCGAAACAAATCGTCGTAACTCCAGCAGGTTTCCAAATCTTTGAGAGTAGCCAAAGAGGAATTGACTACTCTCCAGATTATATACTCCTGCTTCAAATCTGCACTCAGGCATTCTCCAACTCTTCGCGTGATGGAAATGACTTTGACATCTTCTTTTGCATCAGTGACCGGAGCGCTCCAATACCCGTTTTCCCGAAAAAATGGTTTACTTCAATCACGAACTGCAATATTTTATAAAGCAACACATACTCTCCAGCGAACTCGACGTCGAACAGTTCCTCGTCAATATCCTTGCCGTCAAGTTTGGTATACCGGAGCATCTCGAAAATCAGTTTAATGATTTCTTCTTCACCTAAACGATCCATGAGTCCTTGAATAGAATCACCGACCACGGACATGTCAACGTCTCTTGACCCAATAGAATCTTTAGTTGGGTCCTTGGCTGCGGCTGATGATGTATCTACAGCACCCATCAGCGAAAAGATTGAAGGTGCGGCAAGCTTGACAAGCTTAGTCTTAACTCGTAAACCTTCCCGCGCCGGAAAAGTAGTCACAACAATCTTTCTATTTTCGATCGTTGTGGTTTTTGATTCGATCCCCATACTGCCTCCTGTTAAAAATGTTAAACTATCGGAGCGTTTCCACCTACGAAGATCCGAAGATCCGAAAGGAAAATACGCCACTCCCTGTTTTGGATGTCCTTCGCATATTGCGAATCGGGCACCTTGACAACATAACCAAAAGCGGAAAAGAATAATGAGGAACCCAATCCGTCTTTGGTCAAGAACGATCGCACACCTGTATTCGACTCTTCATCCTGTATCGCTATGGACATCAGGAAGTCATTGCTCGGACTTGTCTGCTTCAAAGTCATAGTCGCCATGCCGCTGCGGTCGTTTGATTTGGCTCTGCTCGTTTGACCGTCTGCTCCAGTCACGGAGGTGAACATGTCGCTATTTCGAACGACCTGTAAAAACGTCCCATCAGCAAAACCGGAAATCGGTACTCCTCCAAAGGTGATAAGCACCAATTTTGGATCGTAGGTATACAGCATCTTATTTCTCCTTGCTTAGGTTAATTATGAGTGCATTCTTTTTAACGATAACCCTAAATGACTATACTGTCACGACACCGTTGATTGTCACTGCATGAATCGCACCTGCAAGCCAGGCAGTAAACGTGATACTCCGGAGTGTACGATTGTTTTTATCTGTTTGGGAAACATCGGCCGCTTTCGGAACGAAAACCACATACCCTCCAATTTGATTCTTTTGGTCATCGAATTGGATTTGAGTGAGCCCTCCATTACTGATTGCTTCGTCAAGCGGTATGCTGATCGCAGCTTGTATCGCTGTGATGCCACCATCATCATACGGAACCTTATTACTGTTGACCAGCACGCTATAGACTTCCTCTTTGATGCGTGCTTCGATCCAGTCAACCAGGATAATGGTGTCAATCCATTCACCTTCGCCAACTGTACCGTCCTGGATAATGTTTCGACCGCCGACCTCAGTGTAGACATTGACTTTCTTGTCCAGAGCATTCGTTTCCTCTGACGTCGTAAGATCATCGACCGAGATTCCGGAAAGCGTCTTAAACTTACCCGTATAGCTTCCAGGTGTCAGTGGCAGCAGTCTCCCCATAAATGCGGCATCAGCGAACTCTGTGGCTGCTAACGAATGGTAAAGGGCAGCCGAGCGTGCGAGTGCTCTGTTATTGAAATCAAATCCAATCGATGTGGTGTCAACCAATGCGAGGATGTCGTCGTCGCTGCTGGCAGCAAAGAATATTTTCTTATTTGCTTCAGCCCACGTCGCAATGTCTTTAATATCCGCATCGGTACGCACAGCATAAAGCAAGCCA